TGGGCCAAATACATCTGCCATATCTACTTCCTTACCTAGCCGTAAACATACCTAGTGGCGTTTGCTTACGACGGGCGTTCGCTTCTTGCCAGGAGCGGAGCGCGGCGGTGGAGGTCGGGCCGCTGTAGCTGCTGGCGCCCACTTGAGGGATTGGGGCTTGGCGGGGGTTCTTGTCCGAGGCGAACGCACCCCCGATTGCGGACCCGCCCATCATGGACAACAACCCTAACTGGAGCTTATCAGAAGTGGGCATGTCGCTAAAGCCTTTGAGCAGTTTGTCGAGCCCGGATGGTTCTGGAGGAGCGCCTGGTGTATAGGCCCCTACAACGGGTGGAACATTAAATGGTCCAGACATAGGCGTTCCGTAGATCGTCTGTGGAGTCGTGCCGAATAGTCCAGGTCCTTGCAAGGGGAGCGGCGTTAGAGTGTGTGAAGGAAGGTCCCCGATTGGAAAGTCGGCGCTTCCTGATCCTGGTCCTCCAGTTTGCGTAAAATTCCCTAATTGGTCAGCACCATCTCCATTTCCACCGAGCAAGGTCTGATTCCCAAATCCGCCTGAAAGTGAGAAGTCTCCGGGTTGTGGTGGAGGGGGTGGAAGGGAGGTTGGTGGAGGGGTTGGAGGTGGTGCAAAGGGGGGAGCAACCGTCTGTGCCCCGGCTGTTCCAGCTTGACCTGCCCCTTGTGCGACTTGGCTTGTTCCTTGTGTAGCTCCCTGTGTTGCCCCTTGCTTCACAGCCTCCGCCGTCATTGCGTCTGCGACACCCTGCCCAATCCCCGCCGTGATCCCCGCCGTCCCACCGCTGATCGCGCCTTGCTTGAACGCCTCTCCAACGTCCTCTCCTTCGGCGGCGCTGTAAGCACCACTGACAAGTGCTGCGCCTGCCGCAGCCCCCATTGGATTGCCTCCTGATAAGACAAATCCAGCCGTTGCACCAAGACCAGTTAAAATTGGGCGATCTGCTCCACCACCCATAGCGAACCTCTACTTCCCGTCCGTCGTTGTTTTCGACTTCTGTTGCAGTGTAGGGGGTAAGACCGACCCCCCAAACAACCCCGTAGTCGTCTGCTCGGCAAGCCCCTGTTGGCGAAGGAAATCCAGGTACTCGTTTTCGAGTTGTTCAGACGCGATTCCGCGCTCCAGTTGCCCAGCCCCGCTGAACCCCGCTAGAGCGGCTTCCAGTTGCTTCTGTTCGAGTTGGGCGGTGGGGACGCCGTAGCCCAGCAATAATTGACCGGCGACCTGCGCGGCTTGAAGCTGGCGCATCGCCTCCTGGTGCCCGATGTCTGCCGCCAGTTTAACGGCCCCCTGCCCCAGTTGTTCCCCTTGCCCAAGAAACTGCCCCGCTGTTTGCTGTTGTGAAAGGCCCTGCTGTTGGAGGGCTTGAGAGGCGGCGAGTCGGTTTGAAAGGTCGGCCTGGATGAAAGCTGGCATTGCAGAGGCTAATGCGTCGCCGACCGCCACCCCCAACGCGGGGGACTGTCCTAAGCCTTGGAGTGTAAACTGGTTCTGGATGACAGGGAGAGCGTTCTGCTTGAAGGCGGCAATCGCGGCCTGCGTGAGCGGGCTGGAACCCAGGTCCCCGGTGGTAAAAGGGAGGAGCCCGGCTTGCGCTTGCGGCAGGACGGTTTGAGAGCCGGTGAAGGCTTGATACCCGACATCGCTAATTGTGGGGTTCCCAAAAGCGTCTGGCATGGATTAACCCCCCTGTGTAGGCGGCGCCGCCATGCTTGCGATGAGGGAATTAACCAACGCGGTGAAATTGGGGGCTCCACTTCCTCCACCGAGGATGGGCGTGGTTAAAGGAACCGGGCGCGTCAGTTGACTTTGGAGCGCAGCCACTTGTGGGGTCGTCATCCCGGACAACAGCGCAGTGTCGCTTGGAATGTTGGCGGGGAGACCGGCTTGGAATGTCGCGGGGGAGACCGGCAAGGCTGGGTTCGTCGTGTTGAATGAAGGAACCCGTCCTTGGTTGATGAGAGCTTGCAACCCCGCTTGGGAGGCTGGAGTCTGCTGCCCCGCTGCATACGCGCCGGATGCGGCATACCCGATTGGTTTGTTGAAAGACCGAAGCTGGGCAAGCATGGGGAGTGGGTTCAACAAGCTGGGGATGAGGTTCATCCCGGCCTGTTGGAACGGTGAAATTCCGGCGACCCGTTGTGGGTTGGAAGCCGCAAATGCCGCGAGTGGAGCCACCGCCTGGAACGCCTTAATCTGGTCAGCGGCGGCTGACGCTAACGGTCGAAACTCTGGGGGGTATTCTCCCCCCGCTTCAGTTTTTGTGTTATCGCCCCCACCGCCCATAATCCATCTCCTTGTTAGCGAACCTCACGCCGTCGAATCACGGCGTAGTCCTCAAATCCAGCGTGGCGTGCCCAAGCGTCGGTCGTGCGCCGCGAGCGCATGAAAATATCCCGAATGGTGATCCCGGTCACTTTGGCGTGCTGGTTGAACGCCAGCACAAAATTGTCGATAGTGGTCAAGAAGTGTTCCACGAGGGCTCGTCCGGCCACTTCGTCCATTTGGACCTGATTGACCCAAAACACGTATTTCCCCTCGAATTGCTCGATCATCCCGACGGCGTGGCCCACCACTTTCCCTTCTGGAGTACGCGCCAACCACAACCCCAGCAATGGACTGCCTTGTGAGTACAGCGTCCAGACGGAGTTGGAGAGGATGGAGGGGTCTTGGCTGAGACGCTGGCTGAAGGCTTTGATCCGTTCGATGGCTGTCTCGAACAGGACGGTGGAGCCGGGAATATCCCGATGGAGGGCAGTTAGCCGGGTGTTCCCAGAGATACGCCGTCCAAGCTCGTCAAAGGACGCAACTTCGCCCATTCTCCCTCCTACTGGTATGTACCATAGTGAAGTAAGTTTGTCAACTTGATTCCATTGGCTTTCGCTTCGATTTGCGAAGGACGGTCTTCTTGACAATCGTTGAAATGGGGATGGCGAGGTCGCCGGACCCGCAGACCGTGACGTTGCCGTTTCGCTCACCTGAAAGGTGAGGGACAATCATGAGGTATTTCGGGGTCTTTGCGACGACCCACCCCACCGACCGGCAGTAAAGTGGTCCAATGTGTTCCTGAATCTCATGGAGGTCCTGCCACCCTTTCCCAGAGTGGGCGTCCATCCATTCAACGACAACTAGGTCCATGATTACCCCTTTTTGTACCCCCTTAAAAGGGACTACCCCCATCCACGCGGTAGCGATTTCCCCCAGCGTAGATGATGAGGTTGTGGTCGTTGGCCCCCGCCTGTTCAATTAGGATAACGCCGTTCCTAGAGGCGTTTGCAGCGGGGAGGCTGGCTGTGGCGACCGTTTGGAGGGTGGGGCGGACCCCACGCCAAGCCCCGTCTACTGCAATAGCCGTTTGCTGCTCTCCATCGTTGGCGGTGTAGAAGATATGGTCGAGGTCAGGGTCGGTGGTACGGTTCGCCTCAGTCCCCACCCGCGAGAGACCGTTAATGACACGGATTGAATCACCCCATGACAGGGAGATGGTACTAATCAGTTTGCGCCCCCAATCCACCAGGGTTGGGGGGGATTCTAGGGCTTCCGCAGACGGCAGCACAATCGTTTGTGGGAGGTCCGGCATTAGCTACACCATCGTCCTCGGCCAGCCGAGAATGGCAGACCCGCGATGTTCTAAGGATGGGTTGGAGGCCGTGGCGCTGTGCTGCACCTTGATCCACTTCGCCCGTCCTGAGAAGTTGGTCAGGTGGTTGGATTCCGTGTTGGTGTTGAAGGTTCCAGTTGTGGTGGTTTCGTCGTCGCCCAGGTCATCAGAAACGGTAATGGTCAATGTCACGGTGACGCTGCCGGAGGTGAGCGTCCAGTACGAGACAATCCCATCCAGTTGCACCCGTTTGTCCAGCCCTGCCACGGCTTTGGGTGGGTGTGTAAAGGACCAGTCGATGGCCGTGTTGTTATCCGTGGTGGCTAACCCGAACTGGTAGAAGTTCCCATTGTTGTCGCCAATGAGGGAGGACGCCGTGCCGCTGGAAGTCATGCTGTCGATCGTACTGAAGGGTGTAGCGAGGCCGTCGATGTCGGCTGAATATGAAGTCAATCCATCAATCGTAATCGTGGCTTGTTTGACCCACGAGTTGGAAGCAGTCACTTGATGCGCGAATTCGTGGGGGTTCATGGCCCCCGTTGCGATATTGTAGGACAAGCCACGCGTCATCGTCCCCGCGTTGTCGGCATCGGGGTAGAAGAACCACAACTCGCCTGCATCCTGCGCCATGACGCACCCGTGAGTCTGCTTTAGCTTGGTGATGTCCAGGGTATCGAAGAGGGTGCTGGCGAGCGCCGAGGAGACCGGCTGGATACGGCTCCCATCAAACGAGTACAGGACGAAATCTTCCGCGAGCCAGTAATGCGTTCCACGAGTGGACACAAGACAGCCGGGTGAGAGCGGGCCTGGGACCGACCCCACAAACTGAAACTGGAACGGCGTCTTCGCGGATTGGACGGTGGCGAGGTACACTCCATCGTTCTTGTAAATCGCGCCGGTCAATGGTGTGACTGCCCTCCCCGCGACGAGCTTACCGGGCGTATCCAGTAACCGCACAATGTCAGTGGCGGTCCACGTCGAAACATCGTTGAAGTTCGACCACTGGACGGCATGTTGATCGGCGTCTGCATGGACCACGAGGACGCGGTTGCCAAGCACGAAGATGTCGGTTCCAGTCGGTTCATTGGACCCGATGTTGGCGAAGGCCGACGAGGACCCATCCCACGTCTCTACGTCGTTATCGGGGTTGACGCGCAGGAGGTAGAGGGTCCCTGAACTGCGAAACGGGACCATGCGCACGAGGTCGTAGTCGGAATCGCTGTCCGCCGACCAAGTGCCGGTAATGGCGGTGAGGGCGGTCCCATCCCAGGCGTAGGCGGCGGTGAGTGTATGAAACACAATCCCACTCGTTTCCAGTGGGCCGTTGCGGTAGCCAATCCCGATAATGCGGTTGGCAGCAGCCACCTGCGACCCGACTTGCGTATACCCAGGGCGGGGCGCCCCGACTCCGCGTCGAACCAACCAGTTGAGGGAGGCCAACAGTTGCCCGTCGGGAATCGCAATGGGATTGAGGTCTTCCCGGACTCCACCAGGGTCGGGGCGTAAAGGGTATGTCGTAGACCCGCGTGGCATACAAAGGTGTTGGTTACTTCATCCGCTTTCCCAAAGCCTGCATTTTCGTGTCAATCTTGCTTTTGATGTGCGCAGCAGTCGGCACCACGGCAGGCCGTTTAAGGGTGGATCGACGGGGAGAAGGAAGCATCTTGCCCGGCATCCACGGGTGCTTCATCAATCCCACTGGAACGTCCTCCTCGTAGATTTCCACGTCGATGACCGTGTTGCCATACGCCTTGTTCCCGACAATCTTCTCCAAGCGATGGAGGGGTGTCCCGTCTGCGTTTTTCCCCTGGTCACGCCAGTAGGCATCAACGTTCTCGGCGGTGGCTACTTCTAGGTGACTATCCTGGAACATCAGCACAGTCGCGCCAAGTTCTGCTGCGGCCAGCTTGATGATGTCCTTTGCGCGTGCTGGTTCTTGAGGGTCCAGGCCCATTGCGAGAGCGCGAAGCTCAAAGTCGGCGATGCTGGCAGCAACGGCGGCTGGCTCTGCGAGCGTCACGGTATCGCAGAAGGCGATAGTGACGCTTCCATGCACCGTGTCTTCCGGCGTATCGGCTTTGAGTCTGAGTGTTGGACCATGCCCACATGCGTCCAGCACATAGTCATTTAACTCAAGACTCTGACTTCGTGTCTTCGTCTCACAATCAAGGCAGATTTCATGGCGGATGTGCATGGGGACTCCTTATCGAATCTCGTGTGCAGAAAAGACGTAGTTTTGATCCGTCGCTGCCTCAATCGTGCCCGTCCCGGTATCGACCTTCCATTGAATTTTAGTGGTATGGGACGCAGCGGTGAGCGCAGCCGAGTCCATCCCGAAGCTGACATCCATTGCAGCCCCCGCCACAGGAGCAGCCGCTCGGTGGCCACTCGTACCAAATTGCAGCGCCCCATCAATATCGACATTAAGAAAAACGTCACCTGCAGCCCCTGAATGTTGGGCATTTCCTGCAAATGAAACATGCTCTGGAAAAGCTCCGGTGGTGAATGTAACTGAAGCTCCAGTTAGATCAACTAAAGAGGTGCTGGTCGTCGTGACATCGCCTGCCGTGCGCACGACGCGGTTAAACACCGGCGGCGTCGGTGCGACGGTCGCCCAACTGACATCGGTGCCGTTCGAGGACAGGTAGGTCCCGTTCGCGCCAATCGCCAGCCGCGCCCAATCCGGCGTGCTGTTTCCATACACGATGTCCCCACGAACGGCGGTGCCAAGCGCGGCATCCAATGCCCCCTGGTCTGAAAAAGACCAGGTGCCTGCCGCGACTCGTGCGATGCCGGTGGCCGCCGAACTATTCGCGTTGGTCCCCCCATAAACGGTGCCAATCGCCGTCCCATTCCAGGTGCCGGTCGCAACCGTCCCAAGACTGGTTGTGCCGCTGAACGTCTTATTCCCTGAAATGGTTTGCGTGGTTTCCGCCCATACCGTCGTTCGCGCCGAGGTGCCGTCATGGAAGGTGAGGTTGGCGCCGTTGCGTTGAAGTTCCCCGGCGACGGCGGCGTTCGCCGCAGAGTTGGCGAAGTTGATGCTATCCAGCCCACCAGCCACGACCGTCATCACGTTCGCGGAGATGTTGGTGGCGTTCGGGACGCCGAACAGGTCGGTCAAGAAGAGCTTGAGGTCGCGGAGTTGGTCGTCGATGGTCGCAGGGCTGGCGCTCCCTAACGGCGCCAAGTTGTTGACAGAAGTTGGAAGGGCCATATCATTCCTTTACAAAGGAGGTGGGGATGCCGGGGCTTGATTGCGTCTCCGTGCGGATGAAGGTGTCCCATTCAACACGACAGACCACATCGGCTTCAGCGGGGCTGGAGTTCGTGGCCACGAGGAAGAGGAGGTAATAGACCACATTCTTCGTCTGAGCGGCGTGAACGGCCCAATAGCCTGTTTCATGGTTTTGGCAGACCCGCACATCCAGGAGGCGAAGCGTAAAGTGGAGACGGGTGAGGTCTAAGGCGGTGGGCGCAGGTTCCAGGACTGTGGTACAACCGAGCAGGAGGCTAAAGAGGCACGCCGCCAGCCATGCTTTCATCGTGGAGTTCCTGATTACTGCTTTGGGGACCTCATCAAGTTGGCGATTACGGTGAGGGTGCCTGCCACCGCCATTGACTCTGATGGGTGCGTCATCACAAACTGCTTTACAGGTTCCTCGAACGCGCCTGCGAGGACCGCAATCAAGCTGGCGACGGTCGGCCACAATCGTGTCCAGTTCATGGAGACCTCCTTAGTGTTGGGGACCGCATTGCGTGGCGTTGCCCCCATTGGTACTACAGATAATACGGAGAAGCCGTACCATCTCCTTTGTATCATCTCGATGCTCCAAGTTCAAGCGTTTTTCTTCGGCGGACACATCGTCGAACCACCCAATGTTGATCGCCATGAAGTACATCGCCACGACAATCGGGAAGCCAAGCCACAGCACCAGTTTCGCCCACATCGGCATTTTCCCGTTCAAGGTTTCGACTGTCTGTGTGTCGCCATTCATGGTTAATACGCATCCAGGTGGTGGTCGGTTTCATAGTCGGTCCCGCGCAGATTGTCCAAGGGGTTGGAGTGGGCGCGGCCAAAGGTCCGTACCGGGGAAGTTAGGTCGTCCTCAATCGGCATGTAGTCCTGCATCACTTCACGGCCCTTGCGCTCGAAGAAGAGCGCCTTGTTTTCCCACATGGACTCCGTGCTGCCCTGCTTACTGTGGAGGAGGTGGCAACCGTCTGCTGCGGTGTAGTACACGAGGGGAGGCAGGGGAATGTCGATGGTGGTCCCAGCGGCAAGGGTGGGAGCTTCCCGTAGGTATTGTCCCCTCAACAGGCGGGCCTGGGTCGGCACCGGCCACACTTCAATTTCACGGACGTTATTCGCGTCCACCCCGGCGTAGCACCAGAATTTCGGGTGCGAATCGGTGGCGGAGCGGTCGGGGTCGATTTCATCGAGGGCGGCACGGCCTCCATCCAACTCGTCAATCGGGAGGTCGCCTGCGAGCGAGATAATGGGGCCTGCGGTGGATGGGAGTGTATAGATGGATTGGAACACCCGCCAGGACTGGTTGGAGCCATTCGCGCCGGGCCAGTTGACGGCGGTAGCTTCCCCGTTACCCAGGACAATCGCGCTGTCGTTCGTCCTGGAGTTGACGAAGAAATACTGCTCCTCATCGCCGACCTGGATTTGGCGGGCGGTCGTGGCGACGCTGGTGGTGAAGGGGGAGCCCGCGCTGGTAATCGTGCTGTTGCCGTTGGTCACTGTGACTAAGGTTGAGTTGTTGGAGGAGACTTCGGCGAACAAGGAAATGGTAAAGTCGCGGTGGCGCCGAGAGAAGTGGAAGGTTTCATACAGGTGTTCGTACCGCGTTTGGGCGAGGTTATACACCTCTGCCGCCGACAGCAACGTGTCGTTCCCGATCAACTGCTGGATGCGGGTGGTGATGTCAGACAACGTAGCCATGTTGTACCTTCACCGGGTCAATCGTGACGAGGTGGGAGAGTGGGGCGTCTCCCGGCGTCCACGTCTGCTTCAGGTACGGGTCCCAAAAGCCGCGATCCGACATCACGAGGAACATCCCGTAGCGAGCCGCGACTTCCTGGCGGTAGGGACCGTTTTTATATTCCTGCGGCGGATACTTGGACGGGAGAATCGGGATCGGCTTGGCGGTATCGAACAGGACGAACTCGCCGCGATCCACCTTCCTGGAAATCCCCTTTAAGCGTTCCAGGTTCTTCGGGGAAATGTCGTCGCGCTCATCCATGCTGGTGCGGGCGGGGAGCATCAACGCCCCTCCACACCCTGGACAGTGTTCCTCCATTTGTTCCTTATAAAACGCGGGGATACGCTTCCACCAGCCTTTCTCCAGAGGCCAGCCGTCGGCCCCGTCGAAGAGGATGGCGCGAGCGGCGGCGACCTCACAGAAGAACGCCCCTTTCGGGTTGATGGCGGCGCTCCAGGCATTCTGGACCCAACAGTTGTCGATGAGTTGCCACATCGTTGCCTTGTCCTTGACCAGTTCCTCAATACCGACCAGCAAAGGAGCGTGCATCACTTCCGGCAGCGTATGGTCGTTCAACAGGATGTTCCCGAAGGTGCGGCAGATGACTTCTCGGTGGTGTTCATACCCATGCGGCAGGGTGGACCACAGCCCTAGTTGTTCACGCGGGAACTTGGACGCGAGGTAATTGCAGAGGCGTTCAAATTCGGGGTGAAGGAGCGGTTCCCCACCCATGATCCCGATGACGCGGGGGTAGCCCTCCAAGGAGTCCACAGCCTTCTGGAAGTAGTCATAGTCCATATAGTAGTGGTGTTGGTGGCTTCCGCAAAAGCGGGTACAGTTACTACAGGCGTGGATACAGTAATTGGTGATTTCGATTTGGACGCCGTCCTTGTGGGTGAGAGGTTTCATGCGATGTTCACCCCCCAATCCTTGAGCGTCTTTTTCATCTCAGCCAGCTTTTGCTCTTCGGGGATGGCGTACCGATGCCAGAGGAAGCCGATGTTGTCGGCATACCCCATCGTTTTCATCATGGCGCGGACGTTCGTGACTTTGAGTCCGTGCTTGGCGATGTTGCGGGAGAGCGTGAAATCGTCGATGAGGTGTTCCGGTTCCACGGTGCCGCTTGACCGCTCACGGACAGTCGGGTAAATACGTGCCACGGCTTCCTCTTTCGTGATGTCGTCCAGCGGCTTCCACAACTCGATGCACCAATCTGAGGCGACTGCCAACCAGTTGCCGCTGCCGATGTGCCGCCCATCGCGGTAGAAGAAGCGGTCGTACACCCACCGATGGCTGGCGACATCGAACGCATTGTGGGCGACTTGATCCTTCGACATGTGGTTGGTGATATCGAACATATCGGGGTGAATCAGGCAATCGCTGTCTACAAAGATATTCCAGTCGTTGTCATGCTGTTGGGCCAGTTCATACACCTGCATCTTTTCATACGTGATCGGCCAGTCGGGAAACTTGCGCTCGGTCATCACGTAGAAGTGCGCCCCGATCTTCTTGGCATACGCCGCCATCAGCGGGTACGTCAGCGCCGTAATCTGGGGCGCGTAGTTCCCAATGTTGAGCGTGTAAATCGTTTTCTTCAGTGGCCGATGAAACATCGTGTTCCTCCCTCCCCAATATGGTGAATTCCCCCTACCCTGGAATACGGACTAGATAATCGCTAACCTGACGTGCTGTGCAGCGCCGGTGCTGCCGGTTGGAGTCGTGCAGGACGCCCCCACAATCCCGTTGACGAACGAAATCCCCCCTTCAGGAATGTTGGAGGATTCATTCACCAGCCCCTTCCCGAAGTCGGTTTGGATCGCCCATGTGGGGATGGTGGTGCCGACCGACACGTCGGTCACGGCAGCGGCATCAAACAACTGGACATAGGCATCGGCGCCGGTCGTGTTAATCACGCAGGCCCCTGTGAGAATACAACGGTGGCCGACGAGCACGGTGGCGGTCCCGGCTAACGAGTTGGAACTGACAATGGAGCCTGAGTACGGCATACAGTCCTCTCCTTTTCAAGTGTCATCAGGTCGGTGTAGCGGACAAGGCGCGGCAGACAATCGGCGGTTCGCACCCAATACTGGTTTGCGGCTAAGGGGGAGCACCCCAACACGGGAATCGTGTCTCCACGGTGGAGTTTCACGAGGATTTCCGGGAGGTTGAGACCGGCGGACGCGAGGAAGTCAATCGTGGTATAGAAGCGTCCGGCGTTGATCTCCGTGATGTGGGGACGGCCCTGGGTGTCGCATTTCATATCCACCCCGTACACGCCATGCGGTTCGTAGTCGAGGGCGCGGACGGCTTGATCGGCCAAGGTATCCAGGGCGGTATTAGCGACGGTTCGCGCCACAGCAGGGCTGGAGGACTGGCCGGTTGGCGACAAGTACCCGTAAAGGTATTCGACCCGCTCTCGTGTTTGCGAGACCAGCAACGTGCCGTGCCAGTAGAGAAGTTGACAGCCGTATTCGGCGCCTGGGAGGTAGGCACACAGGATGAAATCATCCGGCTGGATCGACTTGTTGTAGCGGCAGGATTCAATCCAAATGTGGACCTGTTCCAGCGTCCAAGCCCGAAACGAGCCGCGTGATCCTGCGCCATGCCGCGCCCGCACCCACATCGGCCAGCCCAGCGTCTCACACGCCACGTCCGTGAGCTTCGGCGGGTACGGGATGGTCATGGGGACCGGGAGGCCCGCCGCCGTCAAGGTCAAGACGGTATCGAGCTTATCCTGGGCAATCGCAATCGCGCCGGGCGATGGGAGGACGAGTTTGGCCCGCCATTCCGGGGTGGTGGACACGGAAGCGAGCGCGGCTACATCGCAATCGGGTTGAGGGAGGATGAGGTCTACCGCGTCTGCGCCCTGAAAGACGGCATCCAGCCAGACCTCGCGGTCGGCTTCCGTGGGCGGCAAGAGGCGGCGTTCATCGCAGTCCGCCGCTGCCAGGTGGTACTTGTTGCAATCTGCGCCTACGATACGGACACGGGTTGTGCCTCGTCGCAAGGCGCGGACGAGATTTGCGCCCGCTGCGCCTCCGACTCCTGTGATAAGGACCGTGGCGCATGGGCGATCACTTCCACGCACGGCATCCCCACTCGGTTTGGGTGTGTTGAAAGAAACGCACGACCCTGTTGAATGTAGAACCCCATTTGAATCAGTAACGCAGTCAAGGAAGCGAGAGTGTACCCGCTCATATGAATTTCACCCCCGGAGGTTTGCACGCCATAGGTGTACAACTGGAAATGGGGGTGGTGCGGGTTCTGACAGATCACCGCCATATCCGGGACCTCGATGCAGAGGACGCCGTCGGGGACGAGCCACCGCTTCATCTTCTGAAGCAGTACCGGCACATCGCGGTACGGGAGATGTTCCAGCGAATGGATCATCAAGATTTCCTCGACTTCGTGGAAGTTCATGGCGCGGATGTCGCCGACATAGTCGGCAGGCGGCTCCGCGTCGATGTTCACGTAGCCGAGCAAGGGGTCTGGGCCGCTGCCGATGTTGAGCTTCATACAGTTACCGCGTCTGACTCTGGTAACGCCAACGGGAGAGGGATGATAATGCCGTCGTCGAGGACCGCATCCATGCCCCACGTCCCATCGTCCCGTCGCGTGGGCTTCATGCCGACTGGTGTGAGATGTTCCAGCGCCTCATCCACATCCACGTACACTTTGAAACCAGCGTGGATCGCCTTCTCGCAAAAGTGCAGGTCCTCCGCTGTGTGTTCGGGGTGGACTTGCCCCAAATCAAACCAAGGGTCGCTGAGACATTCTAACACACTTCGGCGAATCAGCATACCGGAATTTGTGACTGCACCGACTTCCATGATCCCGCTTGGAGGGAGGTCTTCCCAAAACGTCGTTTCCCACATCGTCTCGCCCGACTTCCTAGGGCGGAAAGCGATGGGCATGTAGGGGGGTCGGCGAAACGTCACGAGGGGGGCAATAATGTCCACCTTCCGTGTGAGTAGGTGGTACAGCAGCATCGGGGAAAAGACGTGGTCATCCCCAATCACCATCAGATGCTCGGCTCCCGTCGCCAACGCATACCGGACCCCGTTGTTGAGGTTGGCGGCGACGTTGGTGCCGTAGAACCGGCGCATTTCCCAGTTGGGGGGGAGGAGGAGCTTGTTGAGGGAATCCTCAGCGCGAGCGAAACGGGCGGTCTCGCCGCTGACGACCGCAACGAGACCGCGCAGTTGCTTCGATGTATTCAAGCCGAACACCGGCTTAGTACCCGACGGCACGGAACCTGACCCCTGTGAGGGTGGACAGGTCCGTTGTATTCCCGACCTCGGCGAGCGCTGCCGCTGTCGTGGCGTTGCCCGTAAAGGTTGGAACACCGACCGGAGAGTATGTGCCGGACAGCGTGCGGGCCGCTGTCAACGAGTCACCGGCCACCACCGCTACCGTGGAATCGGCGCTCACCGTCAACTTGTAGGTGGCGGAAGCCGATGCCGAGGACGCAATCGCAAAACTGGGGGTGGACAGCGTCCCCGCTGGAGTGACCGTGCCGGTTCGATACACCAACAGCAAGGAATCGGTGTAATTGTAATCGAACACGTACCCCGACCTCGGTTGCACGTCAATCTGTTCGATGACCCGCAACCCGATGTTCGCGGCGGTCAGCGATTCGCCCCCTGTGGGATAGCTGGAGTCGAACGCCAACGTGCCCTGCACATACCGCTGATTGCCGACGTTGCCTTGCCAGTCGCCTGAAAGTGTGAATGTTAATGCCATAACCTAGTCCTCCTTTCTGGCCGAGGCCGGTTATGGGGTGCCGCCGCTGTTTTCATACGTGAACAGCTTGGCCCAGACAGGGCACCGCAGCGCGGCGGAATCGTTGGTCATCGCGGCCAGCGCGATCCCGACCCACTCCTCGTGGCCTTGCGCGAGCGTCACAATGCTGCCGTTGGCCGCTGATTCCACCGGGTCGCCTTCCGCGACGTTGGCGGCGGTTGGCTTCGCCAGGACGAACCCTTCCTGGATCAACCAGCCCCAGTAGTTGTTGTCGATCCCGTCCTTTCCGGCGATGAAGCCGGGGCAGGTCCACGCTTCCGCGTTCGCTGCCGTGGTTTCGATCTGGTAGGTGGCGATCAACTCCAGGTCGTCGTTGAGCGCGAGGGCCGTAGAATAGGGATAGTCCGCTTCCATCGTGATGACGGTGGTGGAGTTGTTCGCCACCACCGACACTTCGCCTTCAGGGGCGGCGCCCGCTGAATCCGCGTTGTCCAGCACGTAGCAAATCATCCCCTGATGCCGACCAGCGGTCAAGCCAGTGGTCGTGGCCGAGGTCGTGCTGCCTGCGGTGATGTTGGTGATGGTGGTGGTCAGGACGTTCGCGCCGTCTGCCGCCAACTCAACTAACTCGGCGACAGCAGAGTTTGCGCCCCGCACATTTTTCACGTACTTCAAGATACGGGGGCCGAGGGCGTCCGAGATAAACGACAGCGCCCCGCCCTTGAACTGCGGATCGGGGGAATTCTCGTGGATGTCCGCGTTGCCCATCCCGACGAGGTTGCCGACGTTGAGGAATTGATGCGTAGTGCTATTCGCTGGCATGGGATACTCCTTGCCCGCCAGGGGTACTGGAAACGGGCGGTTTGAGGGTCAGTGACGGGACCACGATGAGCGGGCGACGCGCTTCCAGGATGTTGCCGACCGCCGCCTGCTTCATCGTCCCGATGTACGGTAGGATGCGCTTCATTTTCGGCGTGGGTGGACGCCCACCGCGCCACATCCGCGCCCAAGTGAATAACCGCATGGTGTCAAACGAGCGAACCCGATGGACTCCTTGACGGACCTCAATCGTCGTGCAACCGTTCTCCAACGCTGCTCGCAGCACGTACTGAGCCACGAGGACGGGAGGCCATTCGAGCGGCGCTCCAGTCACAAACAGCGTCTTTTCACTCCGCAGGTTGGCGATCTGGGGTTCGCTCAAGCGGAGGTGGCGGACGGTATTGAGTGCACGTTCATGGGCCGTCAACACGATTATTCACCCTTTGAATGACGGTTATGCACGTCTTGAATTACGTCAACCCAGTGGCGACGCCCTGCAACCGGGGTGCCCGGCACACCAACTGGCTCCACGTAATCAACTGCCCGATCTGCAACTGCTGGTTCGTGGGTTCCATCGGCCCCCGCATCCTGAAATCCCATTTCCGGTGGATGTAGTACCGGAACCACTTGGTATTGAGCAGGTAGAAGAACCCGCTGGGGCAATGCGAATCGACGACCACCGGGGCGCCGTTCAGACGCACGGACTGGAAGCCGATGTCCCGCTCGTCCTCCGGGTTGTTGCGGTCGGCAGCTTGCGACCGTTCCCAGATACGGTTCCACAGGGTTTGCGTGGTCGGCAACAGGTCCGGCTTCTCGCGGCCCACCGTGCAGCTTCCGAAGAAGCTGTTGAGTCCGCCCAGCGACAAGGCTCCGCCGGTCGTGTCCTCAACGGCGGCACGAATGGCCCGTTGCGGCGTATTGACCGTGGTGGCCCGTGTGATCCCGCCGTAGGTCCCGGTCTGGCTGACGGCGATGGCGAGGCCCGCCATGTCCTTCGAGGCGTTGCCTGATCCATCCGCAAACATCTGCGTGGACAGGTCGTCGATCAGCGAAAGTTCCGCTGTTTCCATCGCGGCTTCGACGAGGTCGAACGTCTGTTGCGGGGAATCGTTCAAATCCACGTCCACGACGTTGAGGTTGATGGCCGCGTAGGAATATGACCAATCAAACCGCAGCGACGTGCTGAACTCCGTCACGCTGGTATCGAACGTATCGCCACGTCCATAGGACGAAGCAGGGAAGTTCGTGTAGATGAAGTTCTCGCGGATGTCTGATCCACCCGCTAAACGGATGGCTTCATCTCCACGAGACCGCATCCGCGCCAGGAGGGGGGCGGAGCCGAAATAGGAATCCACCAGTCCCGTTTGCCGGTTCTGGCCGGTTGACACGATAAACGTGTTGAGGGTCTCTGTCCTCGTTGGTGTCGCCATTGGTGCGCCTCTTTCTTTCTACAATGAAGTGGGATCGAGGAGCAGCCAGCCGAGACCAACCTTACCGGACAGCGGTAGGCTGACCAAACAACTGTTCCAGCCCTTCGTTCCCATGTTTGGTTTTCACGTCCTCCATCACCCGCTTAAAACGGTCTTCACGGGTTTGGGGGACGCTCTCCTTTGCTTTGTCGCCCGCCGCTTTCGGGGCAAACACGCCGTTCCCGTTCCCGTAGGATGGGATGGCGGCTTTCGCGGCGTCGTCCTTTTCCTTCTCGAACTGCTTGACCTTTTCCCTGAACTCAGCCAGTTGCGCCTTTGTCTCGATCATTTCGTCCGCCATCTTCAAGGGGTCCACCTTGGAGGGGTCGGCGAACCGCAACGCCTCGGTGTGGTATTCACGTAGGCTGTCCACTTTGTCTTTGGGCAGCGCCCGCTCCAACGCATTCCACAGGATTTGTGTGGAGGTTTGATTGCGCTGCGACAACGCCGCTTCCAATTCCTCGCGTTGCTTTTTGGCGTAGGCTTCCACCTGTTGTGTGAATTGCTGGGACCACGGACCAATCACGCGCTGTTGCATGTATTGGGCGGCAGAGTTAATCAACGCCTGTTGTTCCTCCGGCGTGAGGATGCTGACGCCTGTGTTGGAGGCGGCTTTGTTCTGCGCCCCCTGCACCCACTGTTGCAGCGCGGCCTGGTTCTGGGTGTACCAGTCCACAATCGGTTTCGCCGTCTTGGTGTACTCACTGAGTTGGGTCATCGCCTTCTCAGAGTCGTCGGCCTTCTTGCGAAGGGTCCCGACTTCCTCACCCTGCTTCGACAATTTCTTTTCCAGTTCCCGGTAGCCTTTCGCAAAGGCCGCAGGGTCCTCTTGGTACTTGTCCACGAGTTCCTGTAATTCCTTGTCGAGTTCGGCCTTTTTTCCATCGTCCTTGGGCATACGTCTCCTTTCGCCGGTCCCTACCTAGGAGGATAGGCGGCGGTGCGGCGGTGGTTAGGAAGAATGGCTCGGTCCCTCGCGCAGTAGAGTCATCGCCGCTGCGAGGCGGGCCTTGAGTGTTTCGTTATTGGAGACCTCAAACGCCATCCCCAATTGCTGGAGTCCTTCATTGATGTAGTACGAATCGGGGTGCATGGGGCGCATGAGGAAATCGGTGAGACGGTCCAGAACGGGACGGGCATCGTCCTGCGTCTGCGTCAAACCGTTGACGACAGGGAGGTCGTCGGATGACATTAAGTAAATACCCTTACTTCTCGCGCTTCGTGCTGATTGGGTCGCCGTTGTAGTGGGACTTGACGGGTGATTCCACCATCTTCCCCTTCAACGGTTCCTTTTTGGATGTTTTCACGTCGCTTTTCATGGAGGACCCTCCTTGGTTGTAGTGATATTGGAGATTGAGTGAGGAATCGACGAGTGGCATACTGGCTCCTTTACCGTCGGGCCGCAGAACGGGCGGTTGAACGCACGCCCTTCCGTTGTGGGATGCGGGCGCCTGCACGTTGAGCTTTATCGAGGCCGATGGCGACCCGCTGCTGTTCAGCGCGGGCAGGGCCGTACTTTCTGGCGGTACGGGCCAGCACACGCGGGGGGTTCTGCTTCATTTCGCTGAAGGCGGCGGCGGTCTTAGCGTCTGTCGTTGAGAGGGCCATTTACACCATCCCGCCCGCCGACGCCATCCGCTGTTGGAGGAGCGCCATAATCATAGGGTTCATCCCACCCCCACCCTGCGGCGGCATCATCGTATTCATCAAGGCGTTGGACATCATGGGTGAAGGAGCCCCAGGCGAGGGTAGGGTGGCCGCTGGTCCGCCCGCGAGGGGAGGTCCACCGGGGGGAGGTGCCTGGGGCGAAGCACCGGACATGCGAGAAGCCAAAAGCGCAATGGGCGATTGCGGGGGCGTCGCCGGGGGAGAGCCGGGTCCGGCCCCTTGGAATCGAGCCATTGCCAACAGTTGATCGAGGGGGCCGAGGTTGCCTTGCAGCATTTGGGCCGGGGACGACATCGCCTGCTTTTGCGCTTTCATGGATTCGCGCTGTTGGGAGGCGGCTTGATCGCCCACCTCTTTCGCGCCCAGCGCAGCCAGGAAGCCCAAGGTGAAGCTCACATCCTGAGGATCGCGGGTCGCCCCACTGGAACCGGACAGGCCCGACAACATCTCCGACATTCCTGGATACCCTACGCCAGCAGGCATACGTCTCCCTATTTGTTGAGTATGTTACATAAGTTAAGTGACGTTGTCAAGTACCTGGGATAAAAAAAAGTTAGGGTGGTTTTAGCGACCGCCCCCTTCGCTACGCCTCCATTCGCTCGATGGCGTCGATGTAGGCCTCGATGGCGTCGATGTAGGCTTAGAGGGGGTTATCGGGCATGGTTAATTCCGTATTAGGTGGGCTAACGAGGGGGCAAGAACCCCAAGGGTCACTAGGGCGGCGGACTTGCAAACCGTTGAGCCATGTTTACGCATGGCTTGAGGCTCAATCCCCCCTCGCGCCTCCACCCTATTGATGGGCAAATGCAGTATACCCACCTTTTTATCATCCTGTCAATATGTCTCTAGCAGATGAAAAAACACCCGCCCAGGGTGCAGCCAACGCTACGACCAGTGAGCGGGGAGCAAGTGTAACTAGAGTTGTAGTAAGCAGCCAAAAAGCTAACTCCGTTGTGCGATGGCGTTGACGGCGTTTGGATCGCGCTTAAACCCAGCCGGTGGGAACTTCTGGAAGTCCTCCTCAGCTTCTTTCAGCATGTAATCAGGGTCTGGGAAGTCGGCGGCTTGCAGCACCATCTTCCGGGAGGCCGCACCGATGGCGTTCAAGCGCATCATCATTTCAGCGCGACGGGCGCGGGTGCCGGGGGCGCTGGAACCGGGGGCCACGGTAAAGCGGAGGTACTTGAAGAACTCGCGGCGCTGGTCCGGCGTGACCGGCGACTTATCGTCGTTGATGAAGAGTTCGCTGCGGGCCAGCGCGTATTCCACCGCTTCTCCCGACGGCCCCATAATGGAAAAGACGCGGTCGGCGGTCACGAACTGGAGAATACGGGCGACCAACTTCTGTCCGACCCGCGACAGTAAATCCTCCAAGCGGGAGGCTCGCGCACGGGTCATTAAGTTGGCCCCTTCCTGGAGTCCTTCAATCGCCAGCCCTGATTGCAGCGACCCGGCGGTTTCGCCGAGGGTGACATCGGTGACGCCGGTAATCATCTGGGCGAAGGTGAACAGGAACTTCGACAATTGCATCCGGTCGGCCCCGAATGGCGGCGGAGGTTGCAGCGTCAGCGTCTTGTTCGGCCCCCCTTGCTTTTTCAACACCAGCGAGTTGCGGATTTTCTGGAGTTGTGTCCATTGGCGGTTGGTGAGGACATCGTGGTCGCCGATGATGCTGACGAAGTTGGTGATGATTTGGTTTTCGACCGTGCCATCGACGAGTTGGTTGAAGGCCGTTTGAATCCGGCGGAGCAGGGAGATGGCGCTGTGGCCCCACAAGTGGTCAGGATCGACAGTCCAGTCGTACCAATCCACCGGCCATTGCGCGTCCCAGTAAGGGTAGGCGCCGTCCCACAGGACGACATCACGAGTGAAGTGGATGTTGCGTCCATACGGGAACACCAGTTTCCCGCTGGAGTTGACTTGGCGGTCCCGAATGCAGCCTTCCCAGACGGTAGCGCGGGGGATGACGGCGTTCACGCTTTGGGAGGCTTTCGACTCCCGTGATTTTTCCAGGAGGGTGGTGACAGGGGATTCCACGGTGCGCATGGCGGAGCGGCCTGGTGAGGAGGCTTTGTCGGGTGTGACGAGTGCCCCACGCCCTGGAAACCGACGCCGCAACAGCGAGAGCGGGACGACACGCTTGATAAAGAGCGCTTCCGCGTGGTCCAACAGCCCCGCTTCGAGGACGGCGGGGTCCGCGAGCAACTGGTCTGGACGCAGCATTTCCACGTAGATGTCGTCGGTAGCGGGATCGTAGCCGGTGTAGAGACCGGCGCTCCGCTTGATGGCGGCGTTGTGGCACATTTTGAAGACCTGGCGCTGGAGGTCGGTTTCCTGCCAGACCGCGATCACGCCTTTTTCCAGGGCGCGGGCGACATTGGCTAATCCACGCTTGCGATGCTCGACGCGGAGGATCGGGCGGTTGTCGGTGAGTTGCGCCACCAGCCGGTCGATGAAGGCTTGCGTGAAGTTGCACTCAAAGAGGCGGTCTTTGGGGCCGACTTCCCCACGATAGAGTTTCAGGTCGTCCTCGTCGGTGAAGCCGTCGTTTCGCTCCAGCGCGTTTGTTTTCGCGGTTTCGTATTCACTGATGAGGGCGTGGAGGTCGTCCAGAAGGGAGCGTTCGTCGGCGCCGACCTTGTTGGTGGTGTTGATGGGGGGTGCGAATTCGCGGTCAGCCACAGTTTACCTCGCGGGGGCTGTTAAAGGGGCACCGAAACTGGTGGGCGGGACTGGGGTGCCTTTGGGGGTCGTGCGTGCGTCACGAATTCGGCGAAGCTCGGCTAACGACGCTTTCCGACCGCAGGATTCCACCTGGTCGTCCTCCGGCGGAGGGCAGAAGCGAGCGTCGGGGCGGTCCACTGGGGGGATGAAACCTTGTCCACAGTACACACAGGTTGTCTTGGTCTGTGGAATGGTGGACGGGGAGAGCAGCACCGTAGGGGGTGTGTTCAGTTGGTTGGCGGTGATACTGGCGACTAAGCCTTGGTCCCTCACCAATTCCATCGGGCCGACCACGAAGTCGATCAAGGGGCGGGCTTGTTCCTTCGCACACGCTCGAATCAACTGGCGGTGATCGGGCGGGAGAAAGGACAGCATGATTTCGCACGCGGCCTCCCCATTCAATGGTGCGGACGCCGAGGCGACGGGCGCGGTTAAATGCGCTTCCACGACCGCCCCAAACTTCACGCCACGGGCAATCGCTTCCTTCGTCAATTCATCAAACAGGTCCGCCGGGAGCGAGACCATCGCAGTTTTTCGTCCAGTTGCAGACATCGAACTTACCTCCATAAGTGGTGGGATGGATCGAGTAAGTAATCACCGGTTTCATGGGCATAATCGTAGAGGTCGGCGTCAATATCGTGGAGCGCCCACGGGGGCGGGGTGATCGGTTTCACGATTTGAGACTCCGGGGATGGTCCTCGCCGTTCATCACTCGATGCCAGAAGCGCCAGCATCCACGCATTAACGCAGTCATCAAAACCCCCACTCCGCGCTCCCCATTCGTCGATCCCGATGTTAAGGAATTCCCGCAATTCAAGGTAGAGACCAGCGGAATAGACGCGAGGATGGTCTCGCTGTACGACCCTAACAGCATTCGTGACCAACGACGCTTTTTCCCGGCGGTTGTAAAGGAAACCCACCCGTTTTGACGGACGTTCCAGTAGATCGTCACGCCGCCGCCACTGCCATAAGTTTGGGTAATCGCGTTTTTGGAGATCATTGAGAAGTGCATACCCCCAGCCTCCCGTAATATCCGGGATGAGTTGCGCCCGATTATAGTACAACCCCGTCCAATACACAAGGTCTAAAAAGTTTTCGTCGGCGGGGTTCCAATGGCCGCGTGCTTCAGCCACTTGCTCCAGGGTGTCGCGGCGGATGACCTCTAAAACGGTCCAGTCGCCGGTTTCGTGGCCCCCGGCCACGTCGATGCCGATGTCGTAGTACGCGCCTTCCACGGGTTCGGCCCACCGCTCCACGACGCCGTCAAAGGTTTCGTGGAAGCCGGTGGAATCAACAAACCCTGTGGTCCCTGTTTTCAGTTGATCCTGGATGTAGGCCAAGGATTCATCAGGGAACGCCCTGAAGGTGCCTTTGGGACTCTGCCAGCTTTCCTCGAAGGACAAGGGGAATTCCTGGAAGAACAGGGCGGGGTTGCCTGCGGCGGCGTAGTTGGAGAGGGTGCGCCGACGCCAGACGATGTTCCCCAGCGTCAATCCATATTGGTGCATCAAGTCGCGCTCTTCGCCGGAGACTTCAAAGTGCGAGGGGACCGGGTCGGAGTATTCCGGGTTCATCGACCACGGGACGAACGTAAACTCATACTCGGTGTCGCCCCTGCGGGCCGCTTCCGCGAATTCCTTGAACCAGTCACCCCCGAAAAACGAGGTAGATTCCATAATGACGATGGAGGGGGTGGCGCCCTTTGCTTTCGAGATGGTGGGGAAGAGGGAGGCTTGCATTTCGTCGGGGTTGCTGTAGCGGGCGACCTCTGTGAGATGGACGAGGTGGTTCATTTCGCCTGCGCCCACGTTCACGTTCTTGGAGTGACCGGCGAGAAAGCGGGAGCGCCGCCCATCAAACTCGATTTTGAACTTGGATTTGTAGCGGGTGGGTGGTTGCAAAGGGGTCGGCAGGGCGTCGTAAAAGGTGGCGATGGTATCGAAGCGTTCCGCCGCCGTATCCTCGTCGTAGGAGACGATAAAGGCATTGTGGAAGTTCTGGAACGCGGTACGCTGGAAAAAGAGCGAGAGGACGTAAGCTGAGGCTCCGATTTGGCGCGGTTTCCCCCAGATTTGACGCACCCACCCGTCACGTTTCTGCTGGGCCATCACCTTTTTGTGGAGCATTTGCTGGATGGGGTTTAAGGTGAGGGTGGGAAAGCCCACCACCGTCCGCGATTTAATGCGGAGGTACTTCTGAGCGAGGTAGAGGTAGCTGGTTTCACACTTTTTCAGTTCTTTCGCCCAGTAGAGGCGGTCGTATTCAGGGGTGCTGGCTTCCATTGCGACTAGCTTGCCTTCATATAGCGAGCATATACTGTCGTATTCGTGGACCATCCAAACTTCGACGGTTCTTCGACCCAATTCGAGGGAGACCCAAAAAAACCCTCCACAATCTTGAAATCGGCGTAGTGAGGGACGCGATAGTCCTTACCGTAAATCAGCTTTAGGGAGAACGTGCCGCCAGGTTTAAGGACACGGTGTACTTCGCAACACAACGTCCTCAAACCGTCTGTAAACTCACGCCGATTCTTCCAGTTCCCAAACCGGCGGTATGAAGGGTTCCAGTGTTTGACATCGTTGCGAATAAGGTGTGGAGGATCGGCCCATACCTCATCCACGGAGTCCGCCTTGACGGGAAGGTGCAGAAAAGAAGCGACCGCATCAGGGGAGACAGTTCGCAAGCAATCGAACCCGAACACGACTTCCACCGTCTGATGTGGTTTCCACTTCCTCGTTGAGCAGCATACATCGAGTATCATTCTGCTGACTCCTGTTTAGAGTAAGTGTTTTTACTTATCACGGTAACGATAACGGGCTGTGAAACGTGCCGCATATTCCTGTCCATACGCCACCAGGAAGAAGCCCTGTTTTAAGAGCCAAGCAGCGATGGCCCGACGACCTTTTGCCGTCATCCGTGGGGCGTCCACGATGGTCAACATAGCTGCGGTTTTCACGGCGTCAGGCTTAGTGCCACCCCGACGGCCCTTGGTAGCTCCCAATTTCACTTAGCACCTCCTCTGGGTTGTCTGATCGCGTGGGTACGTCCTTCATGGTGTCGGGCGGGATGGTAAAGCCCACCAGTTCGACGTTGAGAACATCTAATTGATCCTGGATATGTTCATACGCTTTCCACGCGGCATAACTAAGCAGCCCCACTTCCACGATGTTGATGACAGCAAGGATGACAAGGAGTTTTAACATACCTAAAGAGAGTTCTAGCATACTGAACTCCTTACTGTGGGGCCACGAGGCCGCACACGGTTTGAAGGTGTTTCAAGACACGCTGCGCTTGCTCCATGTCGGCTTGCGCTTGGGTGGCGTCCGTCCCTGGTGGGAGGGCGCGCAATTCCGCTTTGGCGATATCCGCTGCGACTTGCGCCGCCGGAACCATCGCACACGCCTGTTGCGTCACGCCTTTCGCTTTAGCGACATCCTCGCTGGCACACCCCTGAAAGGACAAGACAGCTACCAACGCCCCAAACATGAACACCCATACTAGAACGCGCTTATACATTGTGTCCTCCCCTTGTTAGTGGTAGTACGCCGACTTTCACAAGAAACCAATCTGGATACCCATCCGTTTGAAGTTCAACAACACGTAATGTCCCCTGTCGGATATCCTCTTTCCACATCGCTACCGTCACATCCATCCACTTCTTGCCATGCGTATACCCGTTGGTAAGTGCATCCAACAGCGGCGTCCCTTGCGACTCGTGTGCATACATAGACAGGAGCGCGGCGTCGCTGAAATCGGCGTCTTGAGACT